CGGCAACACGCTGCTCGGGGCGCTGTCCAACCTCGGCATTCTGGCCGCGAACGGTGCGGACGTCGGGCCGATGCTGGTGCGCGACCGTGTGAGCGGTACGTGCATGTACACCTCCGGCAACTGCTGGATTGCGAAGCCGCCGGACGTCTCCTACGACAACAAGATCACGATGCGCGATTGGGAGCTGCAGTGTGACGAGCTTGTTCGTGTTGACGCGGGGTCCTGAGTAATTTCGCTAGCCTACTCCGGGTAGGGGTCAACCCCCTAAAATTGGAGTGGCCATGCGAGAAGCTAAGACTCACAGCATCGACGGTTTCAATTACACGATTACGCAGCTCGGCGCCAAAGCGGGGCGGCTCGTCCTCGCGCGCGTGATGCGTAGCGTCGCCGGCGCCGCCGGTAAGGCCGCAGGCGTGGCGACCGACGAAGGTGGCGCCGAGGCGGCGCTGGTCGGCATCGCGAAGCTGGTCGAGTCCCTCAGCGACGAGGATGTGACGTACTTCTGCGACGTCTTCGCGAAGACGACGATGGTCGCGCGGGAGGAGACGCCCGACAAGCAGGTCGTACTCGGTGACGCCTTCGACGACCATTTCGCCGGCCGGTACGGCGCGATGAGCAAGTGGCTCTGGGCGGCGCTGGAGACCAATTTCGCAAGTTTTTTGTCCAGCCTGGGTCTCGACGTCGGGGCCCTGGCGGACAAGGTTCGGACAGCGACGGGGACCCCGACGAAGTCTTCGACGGCACAAAGCCCGACCGCGCTATCTGGCGGCTCGTCCTCGCCGGCGTCGGCCGTTTGACGGAGATCGAGACCGAGTGGAGTCTGGCCGACGTCTTCGACGGGAACGAGATGCTTACCGCCAAATGGGAAGCGGAACGGGCAGCTAGCGAAAGAAAATAACGAGTAGCCCGTGAGTCTTCGTAATCTCCTAATCCAGTTGTCGGTCCAAGTCACCGGGCAATCACGCCTGGAGGCGACCGACAACGCGATGACGAAGCTGCTGCGCACTACCGAGGCGGTCGGCAGCGCACTGAAGGGTTTCGGCGCAATCCTCGCGGGCGGCGCGGCGATCTCTGGCATCGTGGGGTTCATCGAGAATAACCTCACCCTGGCCGACGCCCTGTACAATCAGGCGGCGAAGCTCGGGATGACGACCGACGAGCTTCAGAAGTACCAGTACGCCGCACAGGAAATGGGCATCACGACGGTAGAGACCTCCGTCGCGATCCGGTTTTTCAACCGGGCGATCGGCGAGGCCCAACTGGGCACCAAGAGCGCCGTCAAGTCGTTCGCGCAGTTGGGGATGCTCAAGGACGTCCTCGACCCGATGGGCTACGCCGAGATCACCGAGAACGTTGGAGAGCGCCGTAGGCATGTGCTTGCTATACGCCGCTGTCATAAATTTCTTATATCCGTTTATGTCTTTCGCGTTGTAAAATGCCTGAACCTGTTCGTCGAAAGTCTTTCCACCAACCTTCGGAAGATTCTGTAAGATTAACTTCAGATCGGTACCGAAAAGCTGCTTCGCACGCATCTCTTGTTGCGCCGTTAATTTCAGACCAGCTGTCGCGCGTGCCCATTCGGACGGGAACACGCTTTGGATGATCTGATTTGAACTCGCCCGAAACTGATCTTTTTGAAAGTTCGCTCGTTCGGTCTCGAATTGCGCCCGTTCTGCGTCCGGCGCTGCCGCTGCTTTCCCGGCTACTGGCTTCACTTGCTGCCGCGCGATGTTCCCCAGACCGTTAATGTAATCGATGACCTTGTTCAAGGCGTCGATCCCCTTCGGGTCCGTCATGAAGTCAGTACAACGTTGGAGAAACAAGGGGATCTGTTTGCCCGTCATGTCCGCAACGATGGCGTTACAGACCATCGAATCGTAGCCGTCCGGCGAAAGTTGCCGGTATTGGTCGATAATCGAAGGGACAAGTTTGGCAAACGAATCCGGTGCGGATTCGATCATTTTCTGAACGAACGCCGGATCGCCTTTGTAAAAAGCGTCATCGATCTGTTTCAGTTCGTCGTAGTTTGTACGAAGTTCGGTGATTCCTTGTTCACCGCCGTACTTCTCAAAAGACTCGACGAGAGCCTTCACACCCGGAATACCGTCCGGGACAATCGCTTTCAACGCTTCGGTTGTAAAGAGAGATTGTTTGAACTGAGCCGCTAGCTTCGGATCGGTAGTACGGAGAGCATTGAGCGCTTCTTGGGCTTTGGCACTAAGCTTAGTCCCTTGTATGGCCGGTTCATCGAGTTGGGAACCGTCTTGGTCTTCTCCCAAGCCGTCATCATGTCCTGTTCCATCTGCTTGCGTCTCTCCGGTGTGAGTACCGGGGTCGGGTGGTTCATGTGTTCCTCCGCTGCCGGTGCCACCGGAAGTTGAATCTGTCGTAACAGATGTGGGTACTTCTAAAATCGCTGATTCGTCAGCCATGCTTCCTTTTTATCAAAGTCCAAATTTAAAAACTTACAATACTGATTTGAAACCAAATTCACTTTTGACGGACGTTCGTAAATCTTGATAGGTTTTCTTTCAAGTAGGAATTTCATCGCTTGAGCAAATCTAATTCTACGCTCATTACGTTTACGTTTTGCGCGGTTTGTCATAAATTACATTGTAGGACTACCCGGCGTTGGACCGCCAGGAGTCGCGGGAGTCGGAGCGCCACCAGGAGTACCGGCGCTAGGCGGTTTTGGCTGTCCGTTCGGCGGATTGCCGGGTTTTTGCGGCGCGGCTTTCGGTGGCGCTGCCGGTTGCATACTCGCTTGCATTTGCGCCATCATAACCGCGAGTTTCGCTTGATGTTGTTTTGCGTGAGCGATGACGTTCAGAATGCCGGGTTGATTGCCCTTAGCTTGTTCCTTACGACATGCGCCACTTGAAAGCCACGATTGACACTTCGCGAATTCCCATTGATGGTAGTCCAAATCTTGCACAGGAACACTCGGAGTCAAAAACTGATCCGGGTCGAAGGGTTGAGGCGCGGGGCCACCCATCGTTTGCGCTATGATCGCCTGTTGCGCGTGCTGCGCCATCGCCTGACGCAAAACCATCGGGTCCGGTGGAATCGGAGCACTCAACAAAAGTTCTTCAATCTCGAACATCTGTTTCGTCGCGGCTTCGGCTTGCGGCAAAACGAGTTCGGGAACGCCCATATATTTTTTGATGAGTACCCACGAGTCAGGCTCTTCGAAAATCTGTGCGCCGGTCGGAGATTGCGCGGCCATCGTCACAAGCTGCGTTACAGTCTGTCTCTTTTGAACGGTAGTTTCCGGTGCGGACGAATCGCAATCAGGATACGCGCCGAATTTCCCTTTAGTTAGTTTGTCCAAACTAAGCGAAGCGGTTTGACCAGGAGAGCCGGGAATCGGTACCGCGATCATAGCGTCATTCTGCGGATTTTTCGCTGCGAGAATCGCGGCTTGGGAGTACACCGTCGCCCAGAAGTCTTCGATAGCGTTCCATGTCACGCCTTGTGTGCCCATCGCTTCGACACGTGCTTGTGCGTACCCGCTGGCTGTCTTCTGGTCTTCCATCGCTGCGCCAAAGAGCGCTGGTGGAGTGCTCATGATGAACTGACCGAGAGGGCCAGAAAGATTGTCGATAAACCCTACGAACGTCTCAGGAAGTTCGGGGTTAGGCTCACGGAAGAAATCGTCCGCTGTTTTGTTGCCAACACCTTTGACTTTTTTCTGTCTAATCGAAAACGGGTCCGCGCGTTGCCGTTCGATTGCTGCGTACTCTTGGTCATCGGCGTTCACCCACGTAGAAGGAAAACCATGTTCCCAAATCTGCGTGGCAATGTTCATGTTGTCGTTAAAACGATCTTGTACGACAATAAACGGATCAATGAGAGCTTTGCGATTCATCCCGTCGCCGGGAGCCGGATGGCTGATCTTGATCTCATCGTCCAAGCTGCAATTGCGTGCGCCGGTGTACACGTCACCGATGAAACGCATACAGATGCCCACAGGGAAGAGAATGTGTAGAGCTTCGCGAACTGTCTCCGCTTCGCCGAATTGAAACGGTTCTTCGAGCGGCACATCGCAAGAATCGTCCTCGAAGTTTGAAGGACGAAGAAAGAAATGCGAACGGGTTGTGAGATAGGTTAGCGTCTCGCCTATCTGAGCGTATGATTTGTTCCCGTTCAGGACACCCAAACGCGCGATGCGCTCATACGACATGTCGCCCAAGCCGGACATGCCGTCTTTGATCTTCGAGCGGAATTTCGGATAGAGATATTTGGCGCTAATGACTTCAGGGTCGTCGCTAAGAACACAGTACGAACAGCCTTTTTGATCTTTAGCCGTGATTGGAACTTTGCTTTCGAGTGTGCCGTAGATGCTAGTGGTTGTACAAACTTTAGGGTCGCCTGTGGGCAGATATCCCCACTTCTCCACATCCGTTTCGTTGCGAGTCCAGCCAACGATACGGCCTGAAAGTGTCATCATTCTGACGACTTTCATTTGCCATTCTTTGATTGGGTTTTCGCGGTCGTAGTAGTGACGGAAAATTTCGGCGCTGTCCGCCGCTTCGTTGTCTTCGGCGCGAGAAGGGTCTTTCGGCTGAAAGTCTATACCAGGAGGCTCTTGAGTCTGAAGCGCATAAATGATGCGGCAAAACGGCGCTGTAATGTTGAAATCGTCGATGTACTCCGAACACGTATAATTTGCGCCTTCGCTGTAGACGCTAGCACCCGGTGCGGCCATCGTAAACGATCCGTTGCGGGTTTCGTAGATGTGTTGGTAACCGTCTTCGTAGAAGCGATTGCGCCGGTCACGAATCAATTCACGGCGACGGTCAAACATGTCACGTTTGTTGACCTTCATCCCAAGCGATGAAAGAACTTTGACTAGCTGATCTGGCAAATCCAGATTCCAGCCTTTTTCGTTCGGGTAATCAGGGTCGTCGTAGCTTGGAACGTTTTGCTGTTCCTGAAGTTGCGCCGGTGCCGCTAATTCTTCTTGATTGTCGGTAGGAGTGTCTGTAACGCTCATAGTGTCTCAGCGATGCGTTTTGCCAAGTTCATGCGTTCGGTCGTATCGATGTGGTGTGTAAAAACCTGGGTCGCCGCCGCGAAAAGCATGCAGCAAATTGGTGTACCTTCATTCCAAGTCCAAGACACGTTGCAGTAAGGACAAGTAACGTCCTGTGGTTTGCCCGTCCGAAGTAGTTTGGCGACGATCTTAGAGACGTACTCTATTTTTCCCTCAGGAGTCAGCGGCGCGCGGCCTGTTTCAGAACAAAGCAAGCACTGTAATTTATTCGCCGAAATTACGGCGCCGCAACTGCATTTTTTGTTTTTTGACATCGTTGCTCCCATGTTAACCTAGAATCCGAACAAAACCCGGTAGTTCGTGCCGTCGCAGCCCACCCAGGTATGAAGGGAACCGCCGCCGGTTACGGTTGCGCCAGCGGTGGACGTAGTGGAGTCGCTTACGCGCGCAATCAGCCCCTCTGCCGTGCTGCACGTGGGCAGCGCCGCCACCGTCGTCAAAAGCATCTGCACGCCCTGGGTAAATGAATTCAGACCGGTGAAGGTGTTC